GTTAATACCAGAGCGAGCAGCAACAAAGTTCAGAGTAATGTAGTTGATAGAACGATTTGGCTTAACGAAGATGTCAGCAACGAATTCGTTTCCGTCAATAACCTGCGCTGTGTTGTTTGTATCATCACACTTCACACGGAAGTCAGTGATACCACGACGACCTTGAACATCACGTAGGAATGGTTCGATCAGGTTCTTGAATTGTGCACGAGTGAATGGATCATTGAACTCGAACAACTGATACTTAGCAGCAGTAGCAATCGCTTTTTCCATAACGATGAATAGACGACGCACGTTAATACGATCGAATGCACTTGGCTTGCTCAATAGAGTCTTGTCACCGTAAAGAACAGTACCTTCACCTGGGAAAGTAACAACTGGGTTTACACCAGCTTTGTAGATAACATCACGATCAGCTTTGTTTAGAGTAGCTGCTAGTTTAACAACACTCTTGATCTGACCACGATTTAGACCACCTGGAGAGAACCATGGGTCTTGTTGGTAATCAGTACGAGCACATAGACCAGCGATGTCGCCGTTCAATGGAACCCAACGGTATGTGTCATTGTAGCGATCGTATTGGTACTTGTAACCAGAGTCAAGAACTGCGTAAGAAGTGCTTGGTAGTGCGTTACGGTAAGCAACGATAGCAGATGTTACTGTTGCACCATTACCAACGATTGGGTCGCCAGTAGACACGTTCTGTGGAGATGCAAACACTACGCAGTCAAGACGAGTTTCTGCAACAGAAGCGATTACGTTAGTTACTGTGGAAGCAGATGCTTTACCCATAATAACCAATGAGATATCGTATTGGCTATCATCAGCAAACAATGCATATGCAGATTCAACCTGACCAGCAGTTGGTGTCAAACCATCGACACCACCAGACAATGAACGAGTAATAACTGTACCGATAGTAGCGAATGATTTTGCTACGCTAGAAGTACCCCAGTTAGTACCAGCAGCTGGGTGATCCATCCAGAAGATGTATTCTGAACCAGAGTTAACTACGTTCTTGTAGTAGTTGTTAGATCCGTCTGCTTTCTTAGCATCAGATGCTTTAGAAACATAAGAATACTTTTCTAGAACATATCCTGGGACACCAGTGAATTGACCATCTTCATCGATAACAATAATGTGAAGTTCGTCATTCGAACCACCATTCAATGAAGTAGATGTAGAAGTTCCTGGAGCAGAATCAAAGTTATCTTTGTATGCCCAGTTAGCCCATGAAGCAGAGTCACACATAGAAACTAACAATGAGTTTCCTAGAGTTCCTGGGCAACGTGCTGCGAATTCACCAACAACCGCTTGACCTGCAGAATATGCATTTAGGTAATCGCTAGTGTTATTGATTTTTAGACCACCAACAGTGATGGAAGCAGTTGCTTGTGCAGCAGTAGACAAGAACAACAGAGTTGCAGATCCGTTTGTTGCAGAACCTGTTGTGTGAGTTGGAGAAGTTGTACCAGTTGTACCAGCAGCAGTTACTGTGTATAATCTACCACCAAAAGAAACATAAGCGTTTAGAGCTAATGCTGTGTTGGCTGTCCATGGTGTACCTTGTTCTTCACCAGCGAACGCAACAGTTACTGTTGGGGCAGCAGTATAACCAGCGCCTGGATTTGTAACAGTGATACCAGTGATTGTAGCAGTACCTAGAGAAACTGTACCAACCTGTGCGTTAGTACCAGTACCAGTGATAGTAATTGTAGGTGCAGAAGTATAACCAGATCCACCATTAGTAACAGTAATACCAGTGATAGAACCTGCAGAAACTGTAGCAGTACCAGTGGCAGTCACACCACCAGCAATCTGAGGTGCGCTAAATGAAATAGTAGCGGAAGTGTATCCAGTACCACCATCAGAAATAGTAGCACCAGTAACAGAAGCACCAGAAGAAATTGCAACACCAGTAGCAGCAGTACCACCAGCGATTTGTGGGTTGCTAAAAGTAACAGTTGGTAAAACACCAGCTTCGTAACTTGTACCAGCATTGGTCATAGTTACAGATGTTACTGTACCTGTTTGTGTAGAAACCGCATTTCTAGCTGCAGTAACGTCTGCACGACATACGATCAGTGCGTTTGTATAAGACAGGAAGTTCGCTGCAGTAAAAAATGATTGGGCATTCGCATCGACTGGCTTACCGAAGTAACGAACTAATTCGTTTTCAGAGCTAACTTGAGTTGGAGCCAACACTGGACCCCACTGGAACGCACCAGCAAAAGCCCCACGAGAGCTAGATACAGCTGGAACGATTGATGTGAAATCTTTTTCTACGACTGCAACGCCTGGAGATAATTGGAAAGGCATTGTAATTCTCCTTGTTAATAAGTTTTTACTCTAGACAGAAAATCGTGTCTACATTTTATTTAGTTTTTACAAGTTTTCAATTCAAAAATTGAGTGGAGCCTTCTCTGGACTTCCATCGTCATAGAAACCGAATGGTGTCAATTCCTCTTCAATAGCCTGTATTTGTTTCTTATACATGATCTCTCTAAGGTTTATATTATTTAGTTCTTTGAAATACGGCTGAGTTGTAACCCATCCAAAGAGCACCAGTGGCATCACCAAATCATCATGATAACCCTCATCGGCAGCATAAGATCCTTTAGACTCGATAAATGTAGAGATTTCAGAAATAGTATCTGCGTCAGTTATTAAAAGTTTGTTTTCTTCGACTAAAGACTTGAAGTTTTGACACCCAATTCGTTTAATCTTCTTATCAGTGTTAACACCCAGTTGAGTCTTACCTCCACCGAATCCACCACCAATATATTGCCCCATTGTATGACGATTTACGAATAAGATGTTTTCGTATTCAAGTTCAGTGTACAGGATGTGGGCAACCTGTTCACTGGTGTTTATTTCCACAAGAACATATGCTTCGTTATATTCTTTACCAATCTTGTATATTACGTTTGGATACAATAGTGGACTAATGTCATTATTGCGATATTTTGCAACAACTCTGTATGGAGTCTCAGTTATATCGATAATTTGGAAAGCAGAATAGTCACCACCAACACCCTTAGCGACGTCAGCAACTAAACAATATACATGTCCAGCACTAGGTTTAGCGTAAACATCTAATCCATCTTTAGAGTAGATGATAGGATCGACTGGCATCTTAGCGATAACATCGGCAGAGATAAGGGTTAAACTAGAACCCAAGAACTTACAAGCAACCTCTTGGTTGTACTTGAGTTCACCGAGCATAGCCTTCTGTTCAGCTGCCCACTTCTCATCACGTCCTGGAATTTCCCAATAAGGAATGAATAGTGGAACGAAACCATTTCGACCATTTTCTGCATCGTTCCAAAACTTCCAGAAGTGATTGTAACCAAGTGGAGTGGAAGATAGAAGAATCTTAGTAGTCTGACCTGCAGAAATTGTAGGATAAACAGATGTAAAGAATTCCTCGGCAACTTGGTTAGGAATAATCGCAGCTTCGTCAACATATAGTAAGTTAACAGATTTACCACGAATACCTGAAGTAGAAGTCGCTGAAGTGAATACTTTAGATCCATTCTCTAATTCTAAGTCACCCTTGTTCCAAGTAGTGACCCCCTGTTGCATCCACTTTGGAAGCAACTCATACATAGTCTGATAACGATCCAAAACTTCTCGAGCAGCAGTCGCTTTGTTGGCGAGAATAGCCACGGACTTGTTTGGCTGGAATAAAGTGTACCAGAGAATATAAGCAGCTGATGTAGTAGTCTTACCCTGCTGACGACCTTCCATCAAAATAACTCTGCGGTTATTATGAATAACGTCTAGTTTATTTTTCTGACAATCATACAACTTGAAGAGTTGTAGACCATGGTCCAGTGTTACGATATAGCAATAATTTTCAATAAAGTAAATGTAATCTTGAGCACACTTAATGTACTCTTTGATATTGTCTGGAGTAAACTCTACAGTTACACCAGCAGCTTTTAAATTCGAATTCGAATTATAAATTTCTGCCATGATTAAAAATTGCTAGTCCAATCCTCTGATGCTACAGTGGCTGTTGTAACATCACCCTCTGCTGTATAAACTCTATTTGGATTTGAAAGATTTTCGTTTTGACCAACATTGGCATTAACAGTAGTAATAACACCCTGAGTGGACATCGCTCCAAATAGATTCAATTTCATCTGGAAGTTTAGTGTATGAACAACAGATCTTCTTGTTTGAAAGTCGCCATCATATTCATCCTGAACTTGAACCGAATTCAAAACGATAGGAACGTCTATAACAACACCCATATCTGGAACAGCATTTACACTTAGTGTATATTCTGGAGTGAATGTTGGTAGAATTTGTTCAAGAATTTGAAGTCCATCTTCTTGTGTTTTAGTCAGAATGTAAAGAGAAACATCTAGGTTATATGGAACTGGCGTATACAAAACTGCCTTTTCGCTAGTGTTGCCAGATTTAATCTGCTGCATGCGATTAGTTTTACGAGCAGAATCGTAGGTGTAACCAGTAATCTCAAATGACATTCTTGGTAGAACTGTGTTTACGCCATTTTGTAAATTTGGATCACCATCAATTCTAACGAGCCACTTTTCTTTTGGGGCGTATGCAAGTGGGATCTGCAAACGCTGCATAGTAGTTCCAGTTACGGAATCGCCCTGTTTACGATCGATATAGATGTCACTGAACAAACGACCAAAAGCGACAATGCTTTTTCGAATTATTCCATGATAGTATACGTTACCGTTAAGCATTGTTTATCTCACCGAAAGGATTTGATTCGTCAAAATTAATGACACCAACTGATTCTTCTTTAAATGTATTATTGTCAGCGAAAGAATCTGCTGCTTTGTCGATGTTGGTTTCAATGATTGTTACTGCAGCTGCATTTGTTCCACCACCACCAACAAAAGAAATAACTGGAGGTTGTTTATATCCAGAACCTCCATTCGTTAGATTAACAGCAATAACTTTACCTGCATTTGAACCAGTACCAAGAACAGCTGTAGCTGCTGCGCCAATTCCAGAAGAACTTGTGAATGTGACAGTTGGCACAGAAGTATATCCAGAACCACTATTAGTTATATTCACTTTAACAACTTCTCCATAAGCACTTCTAGATGCATTAGTACTGAATGTTTTGAGAGTCTCAAACGCATCAACCTCAGGAACTCCAGTATCGATAAACTCGGAAGCATACTGGAACAACTCAACTTGAAGTTTGTAAACATATAGTTTACCAAGTTGATAGAATGGATCTTGATGTTGTACGAATTTAATTTCGAACAAACCTTTTGATAGTGGGAAATAGATTAAGTCACCTTCACATGGGCGTGACGGTATAGTGGTTACATCATAGCGACCAATGAATTGTTCCCAGCGTCTACGTGCAACTACAAGAGTTGCAGACTGTTCAACCATCAATCCAAACTTTTGAATAAATGCACCCTGTCCACCGAATGAGTCTACATTTTCAAAGTACATTTCAATAGGGAATGCAGTCTTAAACTGAGATAAACGATCTTCACCAAGAATATTATCTTTAGAAACAAGTGTTCTTGGGATGTACATGACTTCGTTACCGTAAATACGTAACGATTCAATTATCAAATCCTCTATTAGGGTTTGCTCGTTTCGAGTACCCTGAGAGAAATAAACATTTGTTGTTGACATCTTATCCCATCTGGAAGTTTAGTGGAGCAGATTTATTCATTAAATCTTGTTCTAGCATTTGAATTTCTGCAATTGCTTCTTGGTATAGTGTATCGCCATCTAAAACAACTCCACCTGGAAGTTGGATACCTTTGAATTTCTTAAGGTTAGTTCCCCATTGTTTCTTGAACAACGCAGATGTGTATTTCTTTAACCAAGTCTCATTCCAAATCTTAGACCAATTAGTAGGATCCATTGCACGATATCCTTTGATGATGATATAATCACCAAGGAATACGTCTGCGTCCCAGTTGATATCCAAGTACATACGATCTTGGAGTCTGTTGAATCTAAAATCTGCTTTACCATTTAGAGTCCAGTCAAGTAGATCTAAATGTTGCATAACAGTTGTGTAGTAAATTATTGATGTAGAAGTTAAATCATACAAATCATTTAGACGTAACTGGTATTGCAAGTCGAACATATTCTTAGAAGAAGATGCCTGACCAATGTTAAGGATACCAGTAACACCCCAGACGTAATCTGGGATAGAGATGTACTTGTTGTCATACTCTCTTAGTGTAATAGAACTAAGAGTAGCATTGTGTCCCATAGAACCTGTGATTGCTTCACCTGCAGTAAACGTGCCAGTTACCTTTTTAACGAGCAACAATGTACCATTCGATTTTCTTTGAGACTCTGTAGTAACGAATGCTGTTGCGCCAGATGTAGCACCTGTGATTTTCTCACCATTGGAGAATGTCTCTGCAACACTAGCACTTAATGTAACTTCAGATGCACGGATAACCTGCTTTAGATAAACTTCTTCAATACCATCATAGTGATATTGTCTCCAGTAATCTAATGCTTCATCAATACGATCTTCTAGCTGGTCATCATCTACGTTAATTTCGAGTACAGGTGCACCCAAGTCACGGAGACAGTATTGTTTTAAACCTTCTCTGGTTGTTGGGATTGCCATATATTATACCTTGAATAAAGTTGTCTGACCTTTGATCGATGCAGTTCCAGAAGAACAAGTAGCATAGATCGTCAAAGTGCCAGCAGAGATAGAACCACTGAATGTAGTGTTAGTTGTTGCGCTTTGCATTTCATTGGCAACTGTATAGTTTTCGTTAAATGTTACATTAGTGCCATCATGCATAAACAACATTTCCATAATTCTGTAAACAGAACCATTCGTAATAGACATAATAACTTTACCAGAACGATAAGTCGCAGTTGGAATAGCCAACATAGCATTTGCGCTTGTACCAGCAGTTGTTAGTTTGAAAAATCTTGTTGTTGCAATAGCTTCATCAGTTTGCCAACCAGTCGCATCACTCCAAGTGATAGTCTTATCAGTAGCACCCTTAAGAGTAATACCACCACCTTCAGCTGTACTATCAGTTGGAGAAGCAACAGAACCTAACTCGATATTCTTATCATCAACAGTTAAAGTCACTGAATTGACAGTAGTAGTTGTACCATCAACAGTAAGGTTACCAGAAATAGTAACACCAGCGTTGGTAATACCCATCGCTTTTGTACTGCCTGTTCCAGCTACATCTTCAACGAAAAATTCTAATTCGCCATTAGATGCATTGGCAGAAGTTTCTGCTCTGATGTATGTTAACTTATCGACTGATGAAACACCACCAAGAGATGACCATGCGCCAGATGAGTAACCTTCGAAAGAAGAAATGCTACTATTGTAGCGAACCATACCAACTGCTGGAGTTCCTGGACGTTGAGCAGTAGTACCAGCTGGAAGTGTCCAGTGGCTAGTTCCTGTAGAAGCAATAATGTCAACACCTGCTAGTCCTGTAGTAGAACTACCAAGAGAAATAACTGTAGAACCGATTGTAACGTCGGCAGTTGCCCATGTAGGTGCATAACCTGCACCAGCAGAACGTAAGAATGTACCAGACGCACCAGCAGTAATGAAAGTAGATAAGCTAGTATCAGACTGGATAATCAACTGACCAGCAGAACCACCAGCAATGTTTTGTGCTGTAACCGCTGTAGTTGCAGTACCAGCAGAGATCGAAGAAGCAGCAACCCAAGTAGGTGCATTAGTACCACCAGATACCAGAACCTGACCAGAAGTGCCAGCTGCAGTTAATCCTAGACCACTAGCAGTAGAATATGCCACTGCACCAGCAGCTGCAGTTAATGCAGATCCAGTACCACCATAACCTAAACCAACAGCAGTACCCTGCCATACAGAACCTGTACTGAATGTTTTATTAAGAGCAGTCTGTGTAGAGACGTTGTTAAGCATAACAGAACCACCACCTGCGGTAGTTCCATCATGTAGACGAATCGTTTTAAGATCGGTGTCAACAGAAATTTCACCAACAGCACCTGTAAATGCGTTGTTCTGAGTAGTTGTACCTCGTCTAAATTGTACTTGTGTTGACATAGTTTTCCTCTAATTCGATATATTTAGGCTTGGGCTTCTGACCAGAATAAGTTAATGTTAATGTTAGATGAGCTGCCAGTAGTTGCAATATTCTTAACAACAACTGCCAAAACGTCTGGACCATCTGGGTAGTTTGAATAACCACCAATGGCTGAATTAGTTAATTCCTTCAAGTTCTTTAAGTCGATTTCAGCGAAACCAGCTGGCTGTCCAAGAGTTGAAAAGTTTTGCTCGCCTGGAGTTGCTGTAGTAGTTACACTTGTAGAAACCTGAGCGAACGAAGGTTGTGAACCTAGAGCAACAGTGTTAACTGCTGACCAAGTTAATGTGGAAGCATCAATGTTACCTGGATTCAAGATACCATATACCTGAACAGGAACGTCTGATTGAATCTGTAAGTTCTGTAGTAGCAACTGCGCACGATTGATAAGATCTCGATCCCCGAATGCGCCAGCGATTGAGTTTGAAACAGATGGTGCCAAACGCAAGAAGAATGCAGTTCTAGAAGCACCAGATGCTAAAGATATACCTGTTACAGCGTAGTTGAAGTAGTAACCACGATCTGAGTCAAAGTTACCGTCCATAATGTAAGATGAACCCCAGTGGTTAATAATTGGAGAACATGTGCAAGTGATTAGAGTAACAGAGTTAAACCCATTACCAACTGTATGACTTGCTGCTGCACCACCAGAGAATGTCTTAGTAGAACCACCAACGAACATAGTGAATGATGCGCCACGTGTCAATCCAGTGAGTGTGTTACCTGCTTTACCAGTATATGTGATATATTCACTGTCGATAAGAATTACACCACCAGTAGATGGGAATCTAGACGCATCGTATAATTCCATTGATGTTTGAGAACTATTCATTGCAGCATATAAGCGATCTCGTGCAGATTCATTAATCGCTTGATAACGAACTGCAGTGTTGGCTGTACGCATGTACGCTTCATCGTTTACGTTGTTTTGTTTCATACGGTGAACGAGAATCATATTACCATCACCACCACGACACATAAAGTCGATGAAACCAGCACCATACCAAGAGAACGAGATACCTAACATCTGCATCTTGTTTAGGTTAATGTTGTAGCCAGAGATACCAGTGCCATCAATCTTATCAAAGTTGAATTGAGATTGCGGGACACGCTGGTCGTTAACCTGAGCAATCTTAATACCAGCAGAGTTATTAACACCACGATACTCTGGGTTGATAGACATAGTGTTATCATCAGTAATAGAACCTACACGATATGTCATACCACGAATAACGATAGAATCACCAACTTTCAATTGTTGAGTAAAACGGCATCCAGAACCAGTAACAGCCTGAGACCCAGAAGTAACAGAAACAAAACCAGACAACTGATAAGTTGCAGAACGCTTAACCACCGCTAATTCTTGTCCATCAAATTCCCAGAATAATCCGTTTTGATCATCGAATGGACCGCATCGAGTAGAAGCACCAACCCAGTTTTTAACTGTAACACGTGGAAGGTTAGTAATAACTGCAGTAGTAGAACCAAGTTGGGTAGTTGCGTTAACTGTAAATGTAGATTCGTTAACGATTGATGCTACACCGTAGATGCCGTTATATCCAGAAGTAACAACACCTGAAATTTGAACAGTTGCGCCAGCCTGTAGACCATGGTCAATTTCAGTGGAAACTGTAATCACAGAACCGACTGAAGTCGCTGCTGCAGAGATCTGGTCCAAGTTAATAACTGGGTTAAACAAAATACCAGAAGTCCAAAGAATACCTTTACCTGATTGGTAACGCATGTATTTCTTAGTCTGACGAGAAACTGACGCACCATGAGATGGTAGGAATGTACCAATGTTAACACCACCATCGAATGGACGATGTTGAACATAAGCATCAGAACGAGTATAAGTTTTAGCAACAATACCTGCGTTTGCTACCGCACCACCAACTCGAGCAGTAAATGTAAATGTAGTTGAAGATGGAACAGTTTCAACGAAGAAGTTACCACCCATTAGTTCATGGTATGTTCCTGTAGAAGTAACAATGTTAACTAGTGGACATCCTGCAACTAGACCATGAGGGGCAGAACAAGTTACTGTAATTGTAGAAGGTGATTGTGCGTTAGAAGAATATCCACTAATTGGAAGTTCTGCGCCAGCATAGAAACCACCACGACGAGCATAAGTTGACTGGTTGTAAACAGAAGTGCCATTTACACCAACGATACCTTTAGCGAAGTAAGTAAAGGTAGTAGAAGATGGGACAGTAGCAACAACGAATGCACCTTCAGCACGAGCAGCATTTGACACACCTGCACAACCGAAGATAATAACTGGTTGAGCCACAGAAAGACCATGTGCTTGAGAACAAGTCACAGTCATAATAGATGGGTTACCACCATCAGAAGTAATGTTGGTCATGAACAAGTCAAGACCTGGCTTTTCGTAAATACCTGGAATACCACGAATATCAGAATAGTTCTGCCACTTAGTAGGCTGTAGACCATATTCAAAGTCAGCGTCAATCAAAGCCTGTGGAGAAGCCACACGTTGACGCTCAATAGCATCAACACCAAAAGCATATGGACGAACAATGTTACCGATTTGTTTTGGCGCATCAGAGTAGATCGCAAGTTTATCAGTAGACAACATTGAAGCAGTGTCAGCTGCAAAAGTTACAGTGCTTGCACCAACCTGCTCAGAATATTGAGATGACCCACCCATGAAGGTAGTGTCGCTTGGATCATATGTGATAGTGCCGTTCTTAGTCGGGTCACCGATCGCATAGATGTTTGTCTGTTGAGTCTTGTTTGCAATAATCAAAAGTTGAGTTAGATCAACCTTACCTGGAAACTTAACTGTTCCAAGTCCTGCAGCGTTTGGAGAGAATATGTATTTTTCAATTAACTGACGTGCCATTGTATATCCTTAGAAGCCGAAAATAATAGAATAACCAAGATAGTCTGATTTGACTGATTGGTCGATGTTGTTCAACGAAATAATACCTGTGAAACTTAGAACACCCAAGTCATAGATGTTATATGCTACCTCAGTGACTGGACCTAAATTTTCTGTGACAGTTACGTTACTATCATATACATATCCAAGATCTGATTGAGATGTTGCGAAAACAGCAGATGCAACAACTGCATTTGAATCAGCGTTAATCCAAGCAGATCCAGTAAATGTAAGAACCTGTTGTGGCTGTGCGCTACTAATTATAACATCTGACAGATTAGTTAGAGCACCAGAAGGTGGGTTTGACCAACTAAGACCAGTCGGTCCACGAGCAAGATATTGTCCACTGTTACCAGTAGTACCATTAATAGAAAGTAGCGTAGTAGAAGTTATCTCAACTGTACCACTAAGACTTGGAGATGAAATACTTGGGGTTGTAAGAGTTGGAGATGTAAGTGTTTTGTTAGTTAATGTATCAGTAGTGGCACGACCAACCAGAGTGTCAGTTGCAGCTGGTAGTGTTAATGTTCCTGATGCTGCAGCAGATGCTACAACAGTTGTATTTCCAGATGTTGATCCAGCAAAGATTGCAGATGTTCCCAACGATAGCGTTGTGTCTACCGTTGCTGATCCATATATTCTTGTGCCAGATAAGAGTTTAGCCATTTTTTATTTATACGTCTTGAGTATTTGTTGAAGGAAATGCTCGACCAGAACCCCAGATGATACGCACTGCACCACCACCACCGACTTCAGTACCTGAACCACCAGCGCCACCACCATACATTTTCCAAAGACCTCCACTACCTGCGCCATAGTATGGTGCTTGACCAGTGACACCATTTGCGCCCTGACCTAATATACCAACACCACCACCCTGTTCACCTACATTATTATTAGGACTTGATTGAATTCCACTAGTGTTACCACCAGCACCGCCACCACCTTGTCCTGGTTGTCCTAAAGGTGAATTATATAATGCGTTGCTGCCACCATCACCACCATTACCAGTATAACCTCCAGCACCACCGCCACCACCAGCTGCAGTACCAGCAGCAAAAGTATTTCCACCATTACCACCACCATCACCAGTATAATCACCACCGCCAAATGCACTAATAAATGCTGGTTTACCACCACGACCACCTCCACCTCTTACGGTAGTAGTGCTGATAAAGTAACTATCACCACCTGCTCCTGCATCTTGAGTACTACCGCCACCATTCATAACACTAGTTCCACCAGCACCAACAACTACAGTATATGTTTGTTCAGGTACAACTGTGATATTGTTTTTCCAACCCAATCCACCACCACCGCCACCACCTCCGCTGTAGGGGCTGTAATATTTGAACCCACCACCGCCACCACCCACGCAAACAACACACACAGATGTCACACCAAATGGAGCAGTCCATGTATATGTTCCAGGAGTTGTGAACGCCACCTGTCCTGGAGCAGCTGGAACATTTAATGTGTTTTCATCAAAATAACCGCTGACAAGATATCTTCCATCACTTGTTCTACGTTCAGCAATGCCTGCGGGTAAACTAGTTTCATCAAACTCTGCAGCATAAACACCAGTAGGACTAACTTTAACAGAAGTATGTGTTACTTCATCAATCTCAACTCTTGATTGAAGTATTCCAGTAGAAAAAAGTTTAGATATAGTCGTTGGCATTATCCAAACACCGTATCTAAACTATTTGTTGTAGAGTTGTATACTTGGTAAACTACACTCACGTTACTTGCATTAACAAAACCGACTCTATTACCAACATACACGCTGCCCCCAACACCGACACCACCAGAAACTTTTAGAGCACCTGTTGCTGTTGTTGTAGAAGCAGTTGAATCAGAAAGGGTGATTGCACCAGAATAGGTGTGTGCACCAGAGAAAGTGCCAGAAAGCACACCACCATTAAGAGTTGGTGATGTCAGAGTTTTGTTGGTGAGGGTTTGTGTACCTGTTAGCGTTACATATGATGACAGGTCAGGATTAGCAGTAAATGTGCTAATTGTATTGGAAGAATTTTTGTAATACAGTTTTCCATCAGCATAGTTTAATGCCAATTCACCGTAATCCAAGTCAGTAGTTAGCGGAACTTTTGCCGCAACTGATGACTTCTTGAGTATGATCTTATTACTCATTCATCTTCCTAAAAAGGTTATCTGGGAGTAAAAACTCCCAGTTAAATACTAATTTTATCTATTTAGTACGTACCACCATCGATGTTGAAACCATCGAGAGTAGAAGTACCAGCACCAGCACCAGTAATGTTTGCAGAAGCAGTAATGTTTCCGCTTGCGCTTAGAGTTGTGAACGCACCAGTCGAAGCAGTAGTAGCACCGATTGGAGTATTGTTAATTGAACCACCAGAGATAACAGCACCAGACAATGTCTTGTTTGTCAGTGTATCAGTAGTAGCACGACCAACTAGAGTATCAGTAGAAGTTGGTAGCGTTAATGTACCAGTGTTAACAATAGTCGCAATAACTGGAGCAGTTAAAGTCTTGTTAGTTAATGTCTCAGAGCCAGCTAAAGTAGCAAGAGTACCAGTTAATGGTAATGTTAATGTAGTATTACCAGTTGCTGTTAATGTAGTGTTAAATGCACCAGAAGTAGTAAGGTTACCACCAAGAGTGATAGTCTTAGATCCGTTGTTAACACCAGTACCACCATATGTTGGGTTAACAATATCACCCTGCCAAGTACCAGTACCGATAGTACCAAGAGTAGTGATAGTTGCTTGACCAACATAAGTGGAAGCGATATCAATAGCATCAGCAGAGATAGAAATGCGGTTTGCAGTACCAACTGCATTGATGGTGTTACCAGTCTTGGTTAAACCATCACCAGCGATAATTTGACCAGCACCAGAGAACTGAACCCAAGGAATGTTGCTAGTACCGATAGTAATAGTACCAGTTGCTGTACAAACGAAGCCGTTATTAGCGTTAACAGTACCTTCTTCAACGAAAGTGAACGCACCTGGAGTTACTTCTGGGTTTTGGTCAGCGTCAATCGAACGAGTCAATACCCAGTTTGTAGAAGCAGTACCAACAGTGGTAACAGTATAGATACCATTCTGTAGAGAAGATGCCTGATCTTTAACGAGGATACGATCACCAGCAGAAAGAACGATACTATCAATAGTGATAGCAGCTTGAGTTCCTGCGTTAGTAAGAGTTGCACCTACACCAGAAGATCCGTTAGAATATGTTACAGTCAATGCAGCAGTAGTTGCAACACGAACTGAATCTTTAGGATCTAGACCAGTCTTAACTGCATCAACATAGTTCTTAGTTGCAGCATCTGATGCCTGAGTAGGTTCAGCAACAGAAGTAATACGCTTATTGGCAACATCAACAGTACCAGTACCAGTTGGAACCAAAGCAATGCTGTTATTACCAGCTGCTGCAGTGATAGCTAGATCACTTGACGCACCAGTAATACTTGTAACAGTCGCAGCACCCAATGTAGGTGTTACAAGAGTTGGACTGTTGGAGAATACTAGAGAACCAGTACCTGTCTCATCAGAAATAACACCTGCCAATTCAGCAGAAGTAGTTAAGGCAAATACACTTAGTTTGTTTGCTACATAAGCAACTGTACCACCAGAACTGAAGTTTACAGAAGAAGTATCAGTACCAGTGAATGTTAGTGTGTTGCTTGCAGTTAGAGTTTTACCATCAGCAATAGTTAATGTTGCTCCAGTTGCTGGGGCAGTAATTGCAACTTTGTTAATAGAAGTCGCAGAAGCAACACCCAATGTAGGTGTTACAAGAGTTGGACTGTTGGAGAATACAACAGAGCCAGTGCCTGTTTCATCTGTAAGAGCAGCAGCCAACTGAGCAGATGTAGCAACTAAAGTATTATCTGCTAGATTAATAGTTTTATTTGTTAGAGTCTGCGTGCCAGTTAGAGTAGCAACAGTAGAATCAATATCAAATATAACTTTATTGGTAAGAGCATTTACCGCTGAAGTGATACCAACTCCACCTTCGAAAGTTAGAGTATCTGTCGCTAAAGCGATTGTATCTGTTCCAGTATCACCAGCGATACTTAATGATGTAGTAATACCGACAGTACCAGCAGCAGTCAATTGACCTTGTGCGTTAACTGTGAATGTTGGGATCGCAGTGGCAGAACCATAGCTACCTGCAGTTACACCAGTATTAGTAATAGAAAGAGTTGTAGTATTACCAGCATCACTTACTGTAGAAGTAATACCTGTACCAGCAGTAATAGTACCACCAACTAAGTCATAAATGTACTCAGCAAGAGTATCAGTAGTACCATTGATATAAGGGTTGTTAAGAACTAACTTACCACTACCATCAGGTGCAATGGTAATATTACCGTTAGCATCAGTAGAAGATAGTGTGTTACCAGTTAGCTGAAGGTTACCAACCAACCACTTATCAATTGTACCAGTTGATGAAAGAACTGGAATTGATGATTGATTAGTAGTTAGTGTGCCAGCGATTGATGCGTCTACTAAACCAGTATAATATGTACCACCGATAACTAAGTGGTTTACTGCATTACCTGAGGTTTCAGTGCCCATACCAATGTATAGACGATTACCTCCTGCTCCATTATAGGCTGAATAGGCTAATTCACCTGCACCCAGAGTACCTGGATTCCCTGCAGTAGATGAACGCTTAATTCTAATTATTGATGCCATCTTTTAATCTCCATTAAAATTCTCCACCTTCCATGTTCTGCGCATCAAGCGTAGTGGTAGATGTCCATTTATTCGTTGTAGTTCTGAATACTAAAACAGAACCATTAAGTTTGCCATTTGTAGTTACATCCACGTCTGCGATGTTAGAAATTGTTTCAACTACAGCTGGTGCAGCAAGATTAGAAGAAGCGAGTGTAATAACACCTTCGGAAACAGCGACTTGTAATGCTTCGTCTTGTTGTACAATAGCGATTGTATCTGCCATAATTTTTATATCTGCGTAATTTGTGGGGTAACTGTAACTATCCCTTCCACCACTCTAGTTTTTGTACCAGATGGTGAAGTGATTTCGACATCATACAACCATCTTCCTGCTGGAATGGCTGCTGATTGTGTATCTGTTAATTGGAGGCGAATCTTCCCTGTGGCAGCTGTATAAACGCTGGCAGTGAAGTTATAGGCTGTGCTGGATTGATATGACTTTCTCATCTGAGAAGCCACAGTATATCCCGTCAAATCGAGAGCCTGTCCGTTGGATGCAGCAACAGTGATTATGTTGCTGTAGTTAGCTCCAGCGTCCACAAATAGATTACTAACAGTCGCCATTTCGGATCCTAAATTGCTTTTACCTCTTTATTTATAAGCGAGGGATTTTTGTAATTGCAATTTAGTCGATGAGGACGTTATGAAAGTCGTCTAATAAGAATAGCCACTGTGGGCGTTGGACGTTAAGGTTGGAGATTTTCTTAGGTTTGTTCAGAGCATAGTGAGTCTCACCGAATTCTTCGGAAAGAATTTGTCTCATTTGCCATCTGTGAGTATTGGCTTGACCACGAATCTTTGTGAAAGATTCTTTGGTAGTCATTGCCCATCTCTGGAGATCTTCTGAATCAAAAAACGCATGCATCTTTTTAGTTTTTTCTATCTGGAGCATAGTTCTGTGCTCGTATAGACCAGTGTACCAATCTAGATTAAAGATGCAATACCATCTTAGATCAGCAACTGTTTCAATTTTTCTATAAGAATTTTTTATCATTGGATCTAAAAACTCTAATAGATCAGGATCTATATTCTTATCATAAGGTTCATAGATGGTCTCTGGCGTTCCTAGTGTATGATGAAACATCGCAGTTCCACCTGTAGCAAACATGTCATCAGTTGGACCGAATAACTGATTACCTCCCATACCGCTCACAAAAATGCAATCGTCAACATTATAGGAAAATTCGTTGTCTGATGGTTCAACGATAGTGTATGGGAATTCGTGTTTTAGTTTTCTGTCGAAAAGATCACCTGATTCAATGATAGAATTTAAAGTACCCCAAATTCTTACTTGATCTGGATCGTTCGAGAACTTCTTTAACATGAAAAGAGTAAAGGTACTGTCAAGACCACCCGACCATAGGACATGGACGATTTTATTAAGACTTAGCAAATGTTTAGCACGTTCTTCACAACACTCATAAAACGATTTATTGAATGAAGAATCTACGCTTGGGATTGGGTGCGCATCTGCTGCAATATTTAAATAGTGCGGTATGCTCAGAGACCTATCGAATACCATATTATGTTTGTTTAGTCCGAAGTCTTCGTACTTCTTAAACAAATCAAACGAATATTCTTTGGAGAGAAAGGGAGAAATAGATCTTGTATCTTTACGGATTATCTCTGGGACTTGCTTTTTGTTATAGTATAAAATCTTTGGTATCATAGTTCCTCACGTCAAAATAAAAAGGGGATGACTTGCATCCCCTGTCTAATGTATTTAGATGTATTAATGAGCCTTGATTCTAGCCACTAATCCAGAACTAAATGCTCCAGCAAATCTATCTTGAATAGGAGTTAATAGATCTTTCATCTTTTGCTTCTCAGCATCAGACATAGCAACAACTTCTACGCTTTCGTTTCTGCACTGTTCCAAGATTCCTGGAATATCAGCAACAGATTGATGACGCTCAGCTTTTGCAGCATTGAATGCAGCAGTTGACATAATCTCTTTAGTCTCATCGTCAAACTGATTGAAGAAGTCTTCGTTGACGATAATAGAAGTCAAGAATAGGCTGTGCTCAGTATCGTTGATATACTTGAATGACTTATTCTGCTCTAGTGGGAAAATACGAACATAAGTTGATTCACCAGCATCAATGTTTCCACGATCAGCCTGTTCGTTCATTTGCTCTAGTTCGATGTTTGGGTTTGGAATCGCACCAAGAGTTTCGAATGTAGCTTTTGCTACTGGGCTAGAACTAATTCTAACTTTCTTACCCTGCCATGCTTCAACTGTATCTGCCTTGAAGTTTGCAGGAACGATACGATAACCACCAGAATAAGTGAATGCCATTGCTTTGATTTCGGAATTCTTTTCTACACCAGCAAGCAATTCTGCACCGATTTCTCCATCAAGGATAGCATCTGCATGGTCATGGTCACGGAACAAGAATGGAAGATCTAGAACATTAAGATCTGGGTTGATGTCTGCAAGCCAAGTTGTATAGATATGACCCATCTCAACTTTACCAGAACCAACTAGATCCATCATAGATCTCTTAGTTAATGGCTGACCGAAGTTGTACTTCTCAGCATAATCTGTTAGAGAAAGAATTTCAATGTTAAATTTTCCATTAGTCTTCTCATTGACTTCTTTGGAAAATGCTTCGGCTACCTTCAAAAATAAACCAATAGGTTCATGAGCGATAACCCATTTTATATTTTTAACTGACATGTTTTAGTTCTCCTAATTTGCTGGTATCAAACGACCAGACTTGTGTTTGGTTCTGAAAATCTAAGGTTCTTTTCAAGAAAGCCACCTTATTATTTATAAGATCTCTAATTGTATTTAGGTCTATTTCATCTTTATTTATAACAGACTGTAGAGGGATTACGCTATCC